AGGGCGAGGATCTCCCTTGGGTTCGTTATTGGGATCATGGTTTCCAAGGTCCATCAGGTCTTTGGTACATCGAAAACTCTCTTACTTCAATTGGTCAAAATGATCCAGTATCTGAAATGAATTCAGTACTGTGGAATTCTGGTCGTGAAGAAGATAAGCAAATTGCACGTGATCGTAAGCGTCGTTTACATTATGTGTCTAACATTCAAGTTGTTTCTGATCCAGGTAATCCAGACAATGAAGGTAAAGTATTCCTTTATAAGTTTGGTAAAAAGATCTTTGATAAGATTATGGATGTTATGCAACCACAGTTTGCTGATGAGGATCCAGTAAATCCATTTGATTTCTGGGATGGTGCGAATTTCAAACTTAAGATTCAGCAGGTTGCGGGTTATCGTAACTATGATAAATCTGAGTTTGCAAATGCCTCTACTCTATCGCAAGATGATGATGAGCTAGAAGGTGTTTATAATCGCTTGTATAGTTTACAGGAGTTCCTCGATCCTAAAAACTATAAAACATATGATGAACTGAAAACTAAGTTGAACCGTGTTCTTGGTCAAGAGGATATGGTAATGACTACAGCTGAATCAGTATCACTTGATGATCCAGCACCAGCTCCATCACAACCAACATATGAACCAGTGGAAACACCAACGGCATCTTCTAATGATGATGATACCTTAAGTTATTTCCAAAAATTGGCATCAGGCCAATAAAAAGAAAAGGGACCTTCGGGTCCCTTTTTTATTAGTATGAGAAATTTAGAAAATCTCGTTTGAGGAAGTCGTCTGGGGTAACTCCCTGCTGGATGGTATAGTTAGTTGTGTTCACATTGTTTGTGTTTGACTTATTAGTATTACCACCCATAACAATAGCAGCAGCAGATGGAGATCCATATTCACCAGTTCCTGTTGCAGCTTTAGCATTCATTAACTCATTGATAGCCATTAAGACTTGACCTTGTGGTGAATTAAGAGGAGTTACAATTTCTTCTCCATGTAACATTACTGGAGTACCAGATTTTGGAGCAGAAACAATACCACCATAATTTAATTGCGGTAGTGAAGCTAATTCCCCTTGTAGTTCTTCAATAATTTCTGATCTAAGCTTACCTCTCCAATTGCGCATATCGCCTGAAGCCATCTCAGCTCTTTGACTATCAATTTCAGCTTGAATAGAATCTCTTTGTTCTTGAATAGAATCAGGTTGCATCCAATCTGGAAGTAGCCCAGTTAAAACCGCTTTAATCTCTTCAAATGTAGGTAAGAAATCAAACAGGTCTGTGAAGAATGTCTTTATCTTTTCAATAGTATCATCAAATAAAGTTTGAATTACTCCCTTTTCGCTCTCATCTGAGCTCCAAGCAAACATTCCTGTAAACCATTCTTTAGTTGCTGTCCATTTACCTTTTACAAAATCAGTAAGGTTAGTCCATCCTTCAGAGAGACCTTCACTTGCCCAACTAAATAATCCAGTGAACCAATCTTTTACAGCAACAAATTTAGTAGATACAAAATCCTTAAGATTGGTCCAACCTTCAGTTGCTATATTCGAAGCAAAGGCAAATTTATCTAGCATCCATTTTTTTACATCAGCAAAAGCATTGGTCACAAAGGTTGATAATGTCCATGTACCATCTTCTCCAGTACCAGCTTCAGATCCCCAAGTGAATAGACCAACAACCCATTCCTTTGCAGAATTAAACGCGTCTTTAACGACTGTTGAAAGTTTAAATGGTTCTGTTGGATCTCCCCAGCTAAATAAACCTTGAATCCAAGCAATGGCTTTATCTACTGGAGAAATCAAAATATCTACTAAGCCACCTTCACCCACTAATCCATTCCATGCTTGCTGTAATGCGGTAACTGGATCAGTAAATAGCCCTTGTAGCCATGTAATTGTTTTATCAATTGGATTATAAAGTGTGTCATATAACGAGAAGGGCCTACTAGGATCTCCAAGATTAAATAACCCTTGAACCCAAGCGATACCTTTATCGATCGGAGCAGTAATTACACCAAGCAATCCATCAACTCCTAGTAATGCTACTGCTAGCTTTTCTAGTGCTGCGACCGGATCAGTAAATACTCCTTTTATCCATTCTATGGTTCCCATAACAGTATCAGTTATGGTTTTAGTAATATCAAAATTATTTAGTTTTGTAGCTAATTCTTCAAACCCTAATTTACTTAAGATCCAAGCTGATAAGTTTTTAATCCATCTAATTGGAGCTGTAACAATATCAGTGGCAAAGGTTACCATTGTTTCTGTGATAGAACCAGTTTCATCGAATACATCTTTTGCTTTTTGGAAAGCTTCATATATTGCATATACACCAGCTGCAACTAAAGCTCCAATTGCAATAAACGGAGCTGCAGCAACTAATATTGGAGCTACTGCTGCAGATATTGTACTAAAGAATCCAATCATACTTGGAACAAAAGTACCTAACATAAAAAGTCTAAAAGCTTGAATTCCTCGTACTACTAATTGTATTCCTTTGAATATTCCACCAAATGCTCTAATAATTGTTCCGCTGAATAATATTCCAAGAGTTCCAAGAATTCCAGCTATTGCTCCAAAGTTATCTCCAAGAAGACTTAATGCACCAGAAATATCTCCTTCAAGACCCATTTTAATAGAGTCAATAATAGCATATACACCATCAATAGCAGCTCGAACTCCAGCAAATAAAGTTTCTGGATCTGTAAATAATAAAGCTAAACCACCCAGTGTAGCAAATAAACCTGCTGAAGGAGCAAGATTATCTACAAATTTATCAAATCCATCAGCAAATTTATTAATGCCTTCTAGTTGCTTTTCTAAAAAGTAATTTGCTTCTTCTTGACGCTTAGCAGCTTCTCTGTTTTCTTCTTCGGTACCAGCTAAACCTTCCAATGCTTCTAACTGCTCACGCGCTAGTTCTAATTGTTCATCATTTTCAGCTGTTTGCAGTGCTGTTTGAATAGAATTAAATTGTTCTCGCAAAGCGACAGAATTTTCGGTATTACTCTTTTCCATAGCTTTGATAGTCGTATCAAGCTTTCCAAGAGATTCCATATTTTTTAGAGCTTTATTTTGCTCAGTAATGGTAGCCGTTAACTCGTCTAAGCTTGGGCCAATTTGATCTTCTGCCATTATGGTTTATCCACGTTTTTGGTTTTTAATTCGTTCGTTTTCTTCTTTAATATATTCACTTAATAATAAAACATAAATCTCTCTTTCCCACGGCATCATCTCATCGAGCTCCGTTAGAGAATATTTATGGTGTTGCATTAACGCAAAGTTGGTCTTATAATAGTTCTCTAACGACTCATGGGAAAGAGCTATTAGAAAAAATTCGTCAGACCCTCCAATGTCTGTTTATTCTCTACTCCGCAACTTTTACACTTATAATTTATTTCATGTCTCAATCGAGGCATATCCTCAAAGTATTCAGAAATCTTTTTGAACTGCTGAGAAGTTAATGAATCTAAGAATCCAATTAAACTTTCAGAAGTTTCATCTTCTGCACTATAAACATTTTCAGCATCGTAAATAGACTCAATAGCACTTGCCACAGCGGCCATACTTACTTCAGCGTCATTCCCTTTGCCTTTACCCAACTGCCTCTGAATACCTTTCACAGTAGGGTAACGTAACACTACACCAACACTATCTGTTAATGCTACCTTGGCTTCTTTCTTTACTTCACCTTGAACTTGTACTTCATCAAGGTTAATTTCAAATTCGTTTTTAGTATCACAATCAGTGCATTTAACACCAATCTTAGATGTTTCACCAACTGATTTAGCTCTAATTTTTAGAAAAACATATTCTAAATCAAACATTGCTAGTTTATCTACTTGTACTTTTCCATCTGTACAACCAGCAATTACATCACGTAGAGCTCGAATCATTTGATTCTGATCTTTTGATTCCATAGCTAGCATAAGGATCTTTTCTTCCTTAACTAAATATGGTCTGTATTCAACTGTTTCACCTGTGCTTGGAACCGTTAGTTCATATTTTGGCGAGTCAATTCTAGGTAAAGCCATTATAATCTCCTATAATATAGCAATAATGTTATCCAAAGAGTCCTTTTAATCCGGACGAAATTCTATTAGTAATACCAGATATTCCACTGTTAATAGCTCCAGTTACTTGAGCAATTGGAGTATTAATTACGTTTCCAATTGCACTTGAAATACCTGTGCTAATGTTATTTATTACACCGGTAATACCACCAGTGATTGTACCTACAACTTGATTAAATCCGCCAAAGATCTGGTTTGAAACAGAATTAATAGCATTTGTAATTGGACGAGTAACTGAAGTAATAGTTTCACGAATGCCACCAGTAATAGAATTCTTAATCTGATCAAGTGCTCCATCTAATGTTCCACGTAGAGCATCTTTCAAATCGCTTAGACTTGTAAACTGAATTTGATTTGGTATGTCACCAAACGGATTGAATGGAATTGAAGACAATCCTGGAGATGGAATAGACAATGCGGTATTGAAATCAAATACGGAAGTTACGAATCCAAAGTCTTTTGTTTTAGTTGTAAAATTATCATATGTCAAAGTTACTGTCATTTTCATTAATTCGTTTTCTGCAGCATTAGATAATTCAATTGCAGAAATATTAATTGGAAATGCATTTTCTAAGTTTGTTTCATATACCTGATTTGAATTCATATCTAATACTGAAATTGTAACGTCATGGGCATATGTAGACTTATATTGAACTTTACCAGTTCTATCGTCTACAACCGCGCGCATCCATTGGTCCCAAAGATTCTTAATATAGAAATCATTTGTAACAATAAATGTGAGAGTTACATCGTCATTAATAAAGCTATATGGACGCTTTGTAGCTTGACGAGTGGTACCATGTTCAAATGTAGAAATTGAACGACCTGGTAAAGATACAGATTCGCATAGTGCATTAACAAAAGCATTGTCAGGTGTAATTGTAGATGGACCTGAAAAGGTAACAGCAAAATAATTAGTACGAGCTGGCCCACCGTGGGCTCCCATTTGTGCTGCAACTGTAGCTGTTGGATTCTCAAATGCCATGTGTTATCCTCTCATCGCTGCTCTGGAATCTTTCCAAACAGCGGACTTTGTAGCTTTTCTAAATTGCTCAGTTGGTAAGAATAAAGCCATTTCCCAAGCAGCAGAGTCTAGCATTGCAACTCTTCCTTCTATTTGAGAATAAAGGTAGTGCTTATAACATGGCTTAAAAAATTTTAATTTCTGAGCTGATTTTAATAAATCATAACTAAGCTTAAATCGTGTAGATTCATCATACTTTTTATTATTAGTAATATCAATCAAACCATCAAACAATCTAGCTCTTAGTGGTAAAGGTAAATAATGGAGATTCAATCCATGAAATCCACCTCTTACTGGCTGAACCATAATTGTTAAAGGAAACAAATCGTAATAAGGTAATGTAGCTTCGTGCTTTGGATTATAAAAGTACATGTACATTGAGCCAACCCGAGCTCTATTCCGCGGCTCAACAAATGGATCCTTTAATAATTTTCTTCTGTTTACATCACGCAAATTACGAGTATTATCACGAAACCATTCTCGTGACGCATCGGTGCGTGGTGTAATACCAGCACGAAAAGCTTTAGCAGCTAGATCTGTGAAAAATGATTCGGCCATAGTTCCTACTAAATAGCAAATGTATAATACTATTTATACTAGCCAGTGAGAAGTTTCATCCCTAGAGATTTTAGAGTATCTTCAGTCCATATTTCAAAATGATAGCCTCTATCTTTAGCATACTTTTGAGCAGCTTTCCATTTAGCTTCATTTTTTACATATGTCATAACTTCATTAATATATTTTTTGGTTTGCCTTGAAGGTTTCTTTGGCGGCTGAGTTTGAGACTTTGGCTTTATTTCAACCAAAACAATTCTGCCACTTTTGAATTTTATTTTAAGATCTATAAAGTATCTATGAGCACGTTTATCTGTTGGACAAACATACGGCACTACTGTTTCTTCAGATGACCATGCAACAACATCATCTCTATCTTCACACCAGCGAAAAGCAGTACGTTCCCAAAGAGATCTATAAGTAACATCTTTTGGGTTACCCATATACTTTTCGGGTTTTTTAATTCTGTATTTGCCCTTATAAGTCTTCGCCATTTGCCTTATAAATAATCATAACTACTCTTAACATTATTTATATGGAGTTCAAATGGCCGGGTTTAAAGCGCCTCTCGTATATCCAAGCAACTTATATACTTCAGACTCAAACTATGTTGTCTTTACAGCGAGAGATAAAGATGGAGTCGGATTAGCTTCAATAGCATTATATTGCCCACCAAACTTATCTTGGGCAGATGGTGCTGGCTATTCTACTTTTGACATGGGACCAATTGGTGCTACAATTGCTCAAGGTCTTGATAGTGGTGATACACAAAGCGCATTACAGCAAGCTGTTACTGCAGCTGAAAGTTCTCCAGAATTAAAAACAATTATTGCTGCAAAAGCTTTATCAAATGCTTCAGTTATTCCAGGAGCAGATAAAGCTGCAGAAACATATCAGCAGCAAAATTCTATTGTAATGAATCCAAACACAGTAACAGCTTTTCAAAATATGAATATTCGTTCTTTTGTATTCAATTTTAAAATGGTTGCAGAGTCTCAAGAAGAATCTCAAGACATTAAAAAAGTCCAAAACTATTTTAGAGAATTTATGTATGCAGATACTGATAATTCAGTAGGCTATGTTTTGAAGTATCCAGCAAAATGGTCTATCTCATTTATGCGCGGTGGTACATCAGATGAAAACTTTTTCTTACCGAAAATTTATGAGTCTTATTTAACAAGTTTTCAGACTACGTTTAACTCATCTTCTCATCTTACTTTTGCTGATGGCGCGCCAACTGAAGTAGATATCTCAGTTACGTTCCAAGAAACAAGAGTTCTTACTCAAAATGATATTAGAGGATTATTATAATGCCTCATTTTTTCAAAAACTTTCCAATTACAGGTTATCAATTCAAAGATAACAATACCAGTCAAATTGTCGTTGATATTTTTAGACATGTAAAAGCTGGTGTTACTGTAGATGATGCCGCGGCATATGCTTATTATGATATTCAAGATGGAGAAAGACCAGATAATGTTTCGTATAATCTTTATGAAACAACTCAATATTACTGGACATTCTTTCTTTTAAATGAGCATTTAAGAGATGGCCTTCATAATTGGCCAAAAGAATATAATGAATTGCAAACCTATATAAAAGAAAAATATCCAAATAAAGTAATCACATCTTATATGAGTGCGGAGTATGCTTTAACTTCTAGAAATGGAGGAACTGGACATTATGTTTATCCAAAATTTTATGTCGGAGAAACTCTTACTGGAAACGTAACTGGACATACAGCTACAGTAAAAGAGATTAAGTCTACTTTAAACCAAGTCGTAATTGAAAATGCTACAGGCGACTTTGCTCAAGATACTGTAATTACTGGTTCTATTGATGGACATACTTTATTGAGAAATGCTTCATATGATTTTTCAGTTGAAGAAGAATATAACGCGGCTCATCATTATGAAGATGCAAATGATACCGAAGTTCCAAGAACATTATTTTCTAAAGGTGAAACAGGTTTAACTGAAATTACAAATCGTGAGTATGAAGAAGCATTGAATGAAGCAAATGCTCAAATTAAAGTTTTGAAAAAACCATTAGTACAAGATTTTGCGAGAGCGTATAAGAAGCTGATTAATAGATGAAACAGTCCGGATTACACATTACTACTTCTGAGGCCGCTGGTGATCCATCTGCTTTTCGTATGCAGATCACTATTGAAAATCAAGAAGGTGATACAAAAGATATTACTCAATTAGTTGATTCTTTCAGAGTTATCGAATCAGTATATCAACAAGCATTGATTGCTGAAATGACCGTTGCAGACGGTGTTAACTTTTTAGAAGATTTTCATATCACTGGTAATGAAAAGGTACAGTGTGTTTTAATTAAAAAATTAAACGGTGTTGAGCAACCGGCAGAGATTACTACATCTTGGTACGTAATGGATATGCCATTATTTGCTCGTCCAAAGCCAGATGCTCAAGTTTATACAATTAGACTAGTATCTCCATTTGGTCTAATATCTAAAATGAGAAGAGTTGAGCATGTCCATAAAGGAACTGCTGTGGAAATCTTACAAACTCTTTACAGAGAATGTGGAGTTGACTATAAAGACATTGTAGGTCAATTGCTTGAGGTTCAAGATTATCGCGGAGATGGTAATAATATTCATTTACTAACAAATGACAAAGAATCTACTCCACCATTTACGTATATTCCACCAAAGCCAACTTATTCAGATGCAATTCAACAAATTCTATCAAAAACAGCTGGTCCCAATGGAGCTCCTTATTTTGCGTATGAAACCTTTATTGGTGGTCAGCATATTCTGAATTCATACAATAAGATGATTGAAGCTCCAGCAATGGATCGTTACTATCATGCATCTTTTAGTATGGCAGAAGCTTTAACTGACCAAGCATTTGAAGAAAAGAGACGTAGAATATTAGAAATTTCATCTAACCTTGGATTCTCTCCATATAAGGGTTTTAGAGATGGGGCTTATACAACAAGAACTCACACAATTGATTGGCAAACAAAATCTTATGTTTTAAGAGATTTTAACTCTTTTAGAGATTCTCTTCCAATGTTGGATAAAGATCTTGTGATGCATCCAAACTTTTCTGTTTCTGGAATTGATTATACAAATACGGCTGATACGCATGCTTTATATTATTCATTAAACTCTCAAGCTTTTGCTGATAGAGCCGAAGTTGGTATTCATGAGCATATGCCATTTATTGGAGCACAAAGAAGAGCTATCTTAGCCAACCTTGGCCAAATTGAGCATTTAGTTAAATTACATGGAGATCCTTCTTTAACTCCTGGTAGAACTATTGAAATTGAAATTCCAAAGTCAGGTGCTGCAGATACTGAAAAAGAGCGTGAACCAGATCTTCTATTATCTGGTCGTTATCTTATTATTAGTGCAACTCATACTTTTGATAATAATGGATATACAACTCAAATAAAACTTGCAAGAGATGGTATTGACAGAGGCGGATTAGCTGCAAGACCAGTTCAAGGTCAGCCAGATCCAACGTATGGCAATCCATCAACTGGAGCTCCATTATCAGAACCACTAAATGTTTCAGGAATTAAGCAGGGTGGACCAGATGATGGTCTACGTGGAGAACCAGCTCCAAAAGAAACAGTGGTTGTTGGATATGAAGTTGGTGAAGTTGATCCAGCACTAGCAGCCGCCGCAGCAGCAGCAGATCAAATTGCCGGTGATACTGATGTGCGTACAGCAGAAAATGCTGGTGATGAGTTATCAGCATTCGGAGGAGCTGGAGCTGCTGTAGGTAATACATTTACAGAAGAAGATCTAGAAGATGAACTTAAGAAAACGAGTGATGAACGCTCTTCAGAAGATGGAACAGGGCCTCAATAATGAATAATGTAACAGGATTTAGATCAACTGAATTTGTATGGTTTACAGGAGTTGTGGAAGATAGACACGATCCTGTTCTTTTGAATCGCGTAAAAGTAAGAGTTTTTGGATACCATACTGAAAATAAAGATAAACTTCCAACAGCAGATCTGCCTTGGGCTGCTGTTTTAATGCCAACTACTTCTTCAGGTACTTCTGGTGTTGGTGATGGTACTCATGGTTTGGTTGAAGGTTCATGGGTTATGGGATTCTTTAGAGATGGCCCTGACGCTCAAGATCCAGTTATTATGGGAACTATTATGGGTATTAACGATAGTGGGGCAGAACCTACTATGGGATTTAATGATCCATACGGTGTTTTTCCTAGAGAAGCAGGAACAGATGTTGGCACAAGAGCTTTAGGATTAGATTATGAGAGAAAAGCTCCGGTTGGTGTATATGAGCCTGATGATGCTTATGCACCAGAATATCCATACAATAAAGTAAGACTTACTGAGTCTGGACACATTATTGAATTTGATGATACTCCAGGAGCAGAAAGAATTAATATTCAACACCGTGCAGGTGCTTTTATAGAATTACGTCCAGATAATAAAATGCGCACTCGTTCAAAAGAACGATATGATGCTATGACTCAATGGGTTGTTACAGTAACAGGTGATGCGTCAATTAATGTTGGTGGAAATATGTCTACAACAGTTCAAGGAAATGCTAACCTTGCTGTTAAAGGTAATTCTAATATCGACGTAAAAGGTAATTCAATTAACCGAATTAATGGATCTTCTGTAACATACACGACTGGAAATACTCAACTTCAAACTCAAGGCGATATTAATGTAAAAACTTTGGGCGATGTAAGAGTTGATGCTTCTGGATCATTGACTGTAAGATCAGACGGAGACCAATTTTATATTGCTCCTAATATTACTCTTTCGGCTCAAGATACGATTACTGCAGTAGCAGACCATATTTTCTTAACAGCTCATACTTCTTTTGGTGCTAATGGACCAAAGTATTCCATTAATGCTACAGAAGAAATTTATATGGATGCTCCTAATCTAAAAGGTGAAGTTGATAATTTAGATATGAGCATTTCAGAGTTAGCAATTAAAGCAGATAATATTTCAATGAGTGCTACTTCCACTATTGATTTAGAAGCAGATTCAGAAATAAATCTTTTGACAACTACATTTAATGCCGATGCTTCGTCTGAAGCAAATATTACATCTGCAACTACAAATATAGATGGAGATTCTACAGTAAATATTTCTGGTGCAACAACTAATGTTGGATCTTCTGGAACTACAAATATTAAATCCTCTACTTTGAATTTGAACCCTGGAGGAACTATGAGCCCAATGTCTCCTTCTTCTCCTGGTGCAGAAGCTCCGGTATTACATACACCAGATGATTTATTAGAAAGAGTAGATTTGCCTGGTGTTGGATTTACAGATGATGAAGCATCACCGTTCTTAATTGAAATTGAAGAAGCTGATACTGATATTCAGTTCCCAACTCCAAAATATTCCGTAATTAAGCCTGATGGTACTTCTTCTGTGTCTCAACAAATTGATGCTCTTAGACTTACTGGTAGATCAGGAGAAAGTAATTCTAGAATTTCTGGATGGAGTGGTACAAGTCTTTCAGCTACAGATACTCAAATTCCAGAAACAGATTCAGGAACTATATCTTCAACTGGTAAAATTATTAATGATACACCAAGAGTTAAATATGTTAATCAATATGCAACTCGTAATAAAGAAATTCAACCAGCACTTGAAAGCATTATTATTTCTGCAGCTAACTCTACTGGCTTGGATGTTGAAATTTTCTCTGGTGGTATGACACCTCAAAGAAGAACTGGCTCCGATCGTCACTTAAATGGATATGCTGCTGATGTATGGCTTTATAAAGATGGTAAGCGTTTAACTGTAAATTCACCAGATCTTCATGCTTGGGTTCAAGCTGCTAAAAATGCTGGAGCTACAGCAATTGGAGCCGGTATTGGTTATATGGGTAATGTTGGCGTTCACCTCGATATATCTGCTGGAAATACAGTACCAGCCAATTCAGCCACATATTGGGGAGCTTCTGGTAGATCAGCCAATGCTCCATCTTGGCTAGTTAAAATTATGACATCATAGGAGAAAGTTATGCCTAATCCAGTTGTTCAAGGATCTGCTTCTACAGGAGATCCATGCGGTGCTCCACCAAGAGCACCTTCAGCCTTTAGTGGAGATGTTTTTATAGAAGGTAAGCCAGTAGTGAGACAAGGTGATGCATATTTACCTCATGCTTGTCCAGGCGCTCCTCCTCATGGAGCTACAGCTTCCGCAGGTTCACCAAATGTAAATGTAAATGGTAAACCCATACACCGAGTTGGAGATGCTATTTCATGCGGAAGTTCTGGTGCAAATGGCGCTGGAAGTGTAAACGTCAATTAAACGGATATAAATAATAGCATGAGTACACAAATTTTATCAGATAAAAACGTAGAGGTTGCATCTGCAAAAGTAGTTGCACGTGCTAAGCCATACACAGATTTAGACTTAAAGTTTAAGCCACATCCAAATTTTGGAGACGTTGTTCCAACTAAGGACCTGGTGGCAATTAAAAATTCTGTAAAAAATATTGTACTTACGGGTTATGGTGAAAGACCATTCCAACCTACTTTTGGAAGTCGTGTCACTCAATTTATGTTTGAGAATCCTGATCCAATTACTATATCATTAATTAAAGACGAAATTATAAATGCAATTAAAAGATTTGAGCCAAGGGTTGCTGTACAACGCGTTGATGTAGAAGATAGATCTGATAATAATGCTATATT